TTTGATTCGGAGCATCAGTGTCATTCTTTGATTCAGGTGCCTCCCTGTTTCCCTCTGATTCCTCTTCACTGCCTACGCTCTCCGATTGATTGCCTAATAAATCCGAAAAATCAACCTCAGCAGTTTCTTTTGTTTCTTGTTCTACTGGAGTTTCCTCTGCAGGCTCCTCCTTTGTTTCCTGCTCACCACTGAAGAGCTTCTCTACCTCCTCAGCACCAAGCATATTGTCTAAACCAATTCCTTCCATATTTTAATCTCCTTGTTTAAAATCTACTGCAAAAATAAGGAGAATCAGCACCTTACACAATATGGTTAATTTTTTACTAGCACCTGTATTACTAACTACAATAAAAAAAAAACAGCTACCTTCACAGGCAGCTGAAAAAAAATGAAAACGAACTAATTGAAAAAATCTGACTAAAACGCTTAATTCTCCAAACGAAAAAAGAAATCTATATATATTATTATGACAAATATTCTATAAAAACTGCTTATCTTCACAGACCAGCAGTGAAAAATTATAAGTACTATTAAACATGAAAATGAAAACAAACATTTTAAAAGTGTCAAATTTAGAACTTCGTGAACGTGATAGAAGTAAAGAAATCCAGTGGATCATCTTTCACCCACTCCCTTGCAGCTTCCCTCAATACTTCCAGCACTTCCTCTGAGGGCTTCAAAGAATCTGTTTTCTTCAGCTCTTCCTCTTCCTCCTCTTCATCATCATCTGACTTAAGGAGCTCAATCCTCTCCATAAGAAAATGTAAATACTGACTCATGGCTGAATACTGCAAGTCCATCAGGTAGAGCATATCTTCTCCACCATATACTTCTTCCTCATCAGCAGTATCCATGAAATCATTCAGAGCAACAAGCTTAGATTCCAGCTCGTCATACTCCTTCTGTAGCTTATTCAATAATTCCTCTTTACTCATACATTTAAACTTTAACTATGACAAAGGTACTAAATTATACCCATATAGCCATCAAAATAATCAAAAAACTGTCTTTTTAACCTCATTTAACCACATACCCAAAGGATTTTTCATCCTTAATATGTATCTTTGCTGCGTAGAATCTTAATCTACATTTAAACTTTAACATTGATGTGTTTCCACCGTGAGGTGTGAATTCATTCCACAAAAGTTAATTATTGTTCTGGGGCTGATGTGTCAGCCCCTTTTTTAACTCTTTGTATTCTTGCTCTTGGCAATTCTCTCTTGTGACTTAATCTTCTCTCTCTCAAGCTGAAGCTTTTCTCTCTCAAGCTTATTATTAGCCTCAAACTCTCTGAGTTTCTGCTGTAAGTCTGCTCTGTCTTTCTCTGACAAAGGCTGCACTGGCTCCTCAGTAAATCCAGAAGCTCTGGCTACTGAAGAGTCAATATTAGCCTGTGCTTGTATCTTGGCAACAAGTATCCTTGTGTCATTATCACGCTGATTCTGAAGGTCTCTCTGCTCCATTTCAAGCTGCCTTTGCTCTGCTTCAGCCTGTATCTTCTGCTGCTCTAGCTGCATCTGCTGTTGTTGCATCTGTTCCTGAGCTGCCTTCATCCTCTTCTCTGCTGCCTCAATCATCCTTATCTTCTCTGCAATAGACTCTGTAGAGAATAGCTTCATCATAGTAGAGAAATCAATCAGCTGGTTCTGCAAGCCTGCCTGTGCCAGCACCTCAAGCTTCTGAGAGAGTGCTTGTGTACCTTGTGAGTTATCTACTACAAGACCATAGTCACATTCTGCAAACTCATCACCATCTATCTCCATAATCTGTTTAGAGCCATCTGAAAGGATATACTCAAACTTTTTCTTTTTTCCCTTCAGGGCTATCTTTGCTGTCTCAAGGAAACACTCCAGCACCCTCTTCTTCAGATTGTCATGAGCAACAAACAGCCACTCTGTAATATGTGAGCTCTGTAGAGTGGCTCTCTCAACTCCTCCAACTGTCTCCCTGTTAGATACCTGTCCTTCTCTCTGTGGAGAAATGCCACAGGCTTTGCCCATAGTGGTCTCAAGCCAGTCAAGCAGTTGAATATGATATTGTATCTCCTGAGTAACACTGGCATCTACTACTCCAGTAGAATTATTATTCATGGCTCCTGCCAGCTTACCTGTAGCTGCTCCTTTCTTACCCTCATTAAATGAGTTCTTCACAGCAATGTGGTTCACCTTGGCAAAGTACATCCACTTATCTACATCCCATGAATCTGGCTTAAATGACAAATCCAGAATAGTCAGCTTACCTAAGTTAGACTCTATCAGCTTATATAGCTTGTCAAACACAGCATCATACATATAGGCATACGGCTTCATGATATCCACCATAGATGGAGAATTAGTACTACCTATATTATATAGCTGGCCTATGATACCAAAATGGCATCTTGATGGGTTACTCATTGAGAAATACTGCACTGGTCTAGGCCTAATGTTCACATAAATACTAGAGCCTATCTTAGTGCCTTCCCATGCCTCATTCACCCAATAGATTTCTTCCTCTTCTCCCTTGGTTTTGTCTGTGACATAGGTTTGAGGCATAAACTTGTAGGCCTCTTCTCCTGCTTCATCATAGTATTTAATCTTCTTGATTTTCCTTGCAGACTTCCAGAATACCCTCAGCACTCTCACATTGCCATCCCCATCATAGGGAAGCATAGTAGTAGTGTATTCCACATTATTCAGCAGTGAAGAGAAGAAGTGTGGATTGGATACCAAGGAATCCCCATACTGATAGTTATCCATATAGGCATTCTTGTCATCCCAGAAGTCTGTATCTCCTTCCTCACTACCTGTCTCAATCTTATCCAAGTAGGCTAAATCTTTTGGAGTGAGAACATCATAATAGGCATCCCTCACCCATCCAATGCTCTTATAGTCCTCATAGATAAGCATATCTGCATCCTCAATCCTATCAGAGTTTCCTGACCTGAATACCCTGAGCTTCATGGGGTCTATCCTCTCAAGCACAGGCTCACCACCTATAATGTCACTCAGATAGATTTCCTCCTTCACTATCATGGCATCCATGATACCCTTATTATCAAAGAGGGTCTTCAGGTCATATTCCTTGCAGTAATGTTTGAGAAGCTCATTAGCCCTCACTTCCCTCATATCCTGATACTGATACTGGAAATAGTCATTCTGCTCACCCAGATGCTTCTGGTACTCTTCTTCTGAGAGTGACTGATTTTCCACCAAGTATTGCAAGCTCTGCAGCACAGCATCTCTCTTAGTATTCTCTATCTCACTAATAGCATTGGGATTAGTCACTACCACATGCCAATCAAATACTCTGTCCAATGCCTCTCCTCTCAACACATCCAGCTTAGTGTTGATCGTGGGATAATGCTGAATATTGTCTGGAATATAAGTAGTCTTCTGCTTGGTGGGATTCAGAATATACTGTATATCATCCATGTGGAGCTTCATGTTCCACAGGTCATAGTTAATCCTCTTATGAAGGTAGGATTTCCTCACAGCATTTGAATGTAGTGTAGAACCTTTGGCATCTGCAAAGTCCACACATTTCCTTCTCCAAGCCTTTGTCTTTTGCTTATCAGAAAGTCTCTGCTGTGGGAATCCACTATAAATCTCTATACCCATACTTCTTTCTTTTTGCTGCAAAAATAACTACATATCACCATAGATACAAAGCAGTTAATTTTTCACTAACAGTAAATCCCTTTTTCTATTTCCTTCTTCATTAATAGTTATGTGTATCCCTGCAATTCTTCTTTATTACCTGGATAATTATCAAAGAAGCTGTCATTAGCTGGGTCATTAGGGTCATTGACATCCTCTTCCTGAGCTTTATATTTGCCTCCCATCAATCTTAGTTTGTCTTCTCTCAGTAGCATCAGCATTCCTAAGGCTGACACTCTATCAAAGTTTCCCATAGGATTCCACTGTGATAATTCTATGAGTAAAGCCATATTCTTGATGAAATTCAAGTTATGCAGGGTAACCTCTTTCTCTTCCCCATTCTCTGTAATTATAGTAGTTTGTGGTGTCAATAACCATTTGTTGATTAGTTGCCTTGCCCAACCATTGACAGCTTGTGAAGCATTAGTTCCTTTTGCTGTATTACCTACTCCTCCAGGTTTCATCATCTGTTTGTCTACAAGTATCTCCAAGACATCAGTCAGCAGATAGGTAGAATTCATAGTAGAGAAGTGGGAGAAAAGACCTTTTTTGTTGTTCTCATAATTAAGCCTTGCATTATAAAACAAACACAGCCTCCGACAT